GTCGTCAGGGACGTTGCCGGTCGGATCGAGCAGGCGGAACTCAAAGTCCCAGCCGCCGGTGCCAGCTGCTAACTGGACACAATACTCCAGCTCGTAATAATCGTCGGTATGCGTTCTCGACGTTGTGGAGCCGTTATCGTCGTACTCGTTCCACGACCCCTGATAGGTCGAGCCGGCAATCGTGCTGAGTCGCTGAGTGCTGTCGTTGGTGCCGTCAGTGATCGAATTGTCGGAGCTGACAAGGTTCGCAAAACCGGCAGATGTCGGTACGTCCGCCCATGAGACGAACCCGCCGCCCGTATCGTAGCGATACTGGAGCGTTGGAGTGCCGCTGTTGTTGGAGTCGGCGTTATTGTCGTCGCCGATATTGAAACGGATGCGGAGCTTGTCGCCGGCAGCAAACTGGTTGCTATTAGCTGCCGTGTTCTCGGCGGCGGCGAAGGTCGCCGTCGAGAGCGTCCCGTCGTCATAGCGGAAACGCCAGTTCTGCTGAACGAAGTTGGCACTTGTGTGGGCGAGCGCCCATGGGCCATCGTACTCGTAGCCTTCCCGGCGGACTAGCCGGTATTTCTGGAGGTCGTTATCCCATTGCCACTCACCGTAGGTGGTGACGAAATTTCGACGTTTAGAGCGGTCGTCTTTCACGGCGCATCCATGCTGACTTCTCGCCGCAATGCTGCTTTACCTTCGCCAGCAGTGCAACAAACCCGTCGTCAGACATATTGCGCCCGAACAGCACCAGGGGGTAGCGGCATGTATTCAGATGATCCCAGACGCCAAACATGTCAGTGATCCTCCAGCCACCCCGGTCTTCATCGTAAACGAAATAGTCGCCATCAGTTCGGAACAGATCGTAACCCGTTTTCTCGTTTCGCTGGCATATGACCTCTACCCCAAGCCGAGGAATGTCGCGGATATCGGTGTCCGAATCGGATACCGACCCGTCGTCGTAGAATATAACCCAATCCTTGTCCATCACATAAAACCCGTGCCGGTGATGACGTTGCCGGTAGAGCCATCCGGCCACGTTTCGGTTCCGCTGCCGGGCGTCTCCCCAGAGTTCGCAACGTCGGTAATAGTGACAGCAGACCCACCAGGTTTAAGCGCCGCCATGATGGTGAACATATCGTTAGTTCCAGTCCATGACAGCGTTGTGGTGCCGATAGACCCGGCGGCATCTATCGTCTTTGAGTACAGTGCGGTGGCGCGACCCGTATTTTCAGTCGTGCGCTCCGAGAGCCCATTATTAACTGTTCCCCATGTGAACGGGTCGGAGTCCGATCCCGCAAAGAGCAGCGCCTTGGCGTTCGCTCCGCTGGTCGATGGATTGGCGCTCGCCAAAGTGGTATTGGCCGCAACCGATGTCTCGTTTGATGTAGACCAGGCGATGTCATACGGATCGCTGGTGTTAACGCCACGGAATACGGCAAGGCTGATCGACCATTCGGCAGCCGTCCAGCCGTTGAAGGAATACGTGGCCGGTTCGCTCGCGCCGGCAACGCGGTCGAACACGGCGTAGGTGCTGGACGCGGCGGAATGATCACGGTCGGCTATCCGTTCGGTGAAGCTATTGGCACCGTTGTTGTCGGCAATCGTGTTGGTGCCGAGATTGACATGGACGATAGCGACGATGAAATCGCCGGACTGAATATCCAGACCGTGAGTAATCGACCCTGACGTTGCGGATACGTTTAGCTCGCCATTACTGACGGCGCCGACCTCGACAATTTCTGGCGGGCCGAAGATAGAGGCAATGCCAAGGAGCTGGTCGCCAGTGTCAGTCGTGACAAACGTACAGGCTTGCGCTACCGCCGTCTTTAGCGGCTTGACCGCGACTTGCGCCGAGGGTGTTCCAGCCGATGCCTCACCAGTGAACTCGACTTCCGTGAAGCCCGTATTGTAAGCGCGGGTGAGATCCACATTCTGCGCGCTGTCAGCGCCGAAGAACGCCAGCGCGACCTCTAGGGCAGCCCCCGGCGTTCCTGTCGATCCGGTGCTGAGCGAAGTGCCAGCCGTGGCATTGCTGTTAGAAGCCGTAGTGTCCAGCTCCCTGTACCAGTTTCCATCAAGCTCAACGTAAACGCCCGCTCGCGATACGCTGGTCGGTGTGATGTCGAAGGTCACACCCGTTTCAGTGCCGTCAGAGATCTTGTAAACCAACTGTGACGACACGCCAGCCGTAACCGCGATGTCGCTGACCACTCGAGTCCAGCCTGACGGGACATTCGCAAAGGTTGCAACCTTGTCTGCCGTTCCCAGCGCGACCAGTAAGTTACCAGCCTTCGGGCTTGAGATCGGAACCGTCCATGTCGAGCCAGTGTTGCCGCTGGAATCGTAAACGCCGGACTTCAGAATCAGGGGCTTGAGCGCGACCTGATACGCCTGATAGGGGCGAACAGCCGAGATCGTTGCCGTACATATTCCCTGAGCGCCGGATGTTGCGAAGTTTCGCGACACCATCGCAATAGCTTGGTTATGAGTACCAGCCTGCACTTCGTTGGTGTAGCTATTCGTATAAGCTGAGAAGCTGCTGGTCGAATCAAGGAAGAATCCGCAAACACCAAAAGCATCGTCAATGGTTGTCGTCAGCGATGCGGTTTCGGCGCTGTTATCAACGGATTCCTGAAAGTTCCTCTGGGCGACACTCGGCGCAACGTGCCAGATGTCATTGACATCAACACCCCGATACACGCCAATCGCTATTTCAAGACGATCTGCGCCTGCCTGATCGAACGTGTAGCTGGAAGGTTCTGAACTGCCCGCCACTCTGGAAAACCACGCGACCTGGCCCGAGTTGGCGATTGGCGCATGAGGCTCCTGAAAATCCTCAACGAAGGGGAACGAGCCGTTGTTATCCGTGATGCCGTCAACGGTTGTGTCATTACCGTTGACCAGAGCGATGATGACATCACCTTCGAGTATCGTGAGGCCATGCGTAACGGACAGCGTAGAAGCTGATGCGCTCGCATTGGTGGCCCCGCCTACGAAGGAGACTGTCATTTACTTGCTGGCGGGCTCTCGACCCGGAAATGCGGTGAGATTTTGGCGACCCACTTAAAGACTTTCGAGCTGACCTTCCTGCCCGGCAGCTCGCTGATGATCGTGACGGCATCCCCGTCTTCGTTGACTTGCCAGACAATTCCGCCGGCCTTGTCCGGGCGGTCGTCCTCATCCAGGAAGCCTTGCAACCAGGCGCAGCGAAAAGTCTGGCAGGGATTCTCCGGGCGCTGGTCGTAGATCCGGCAGCCCTGGTCGCCCAGGTTGTGGCACGAGACGCCAGCCGGCTTCGCGAGATTCGGGATCTCGAGAACCGAACAGCAGGCCGTGCATTCTCCGCACACCCTCACAGATACCCCCAGCGCTTCATGACCCGGGCATTCTGCTTCTCGATCTGCGCGATGTACTTCGGGCCAAGCTCCTGCTCCCAGCGCTGGCCGCCGGCAGTGAAGAATCGATCGGTCTTTCCAGAGCGCTCCTGGAATCCGCTCTCCGCCTCGGCCTTCTGCAAACTTTTCAGGCTGGCTGCCTTTATCGCCTTGCGACCGCGGACCTCGTCGTAGTCACCGTAGAGGAACTCGACAACGCCCTTCAGCATCTCCTCCGGTCGCTCGAGGAGATCCTCGTACTTCAGCAGCAGAACCGGGAAGCCTTTCTCGTTGCACCAGGACTCAGCATGCTGCGACCAGGACCCGACGAAGATCGGCGTCTGGTCGTCGCCCTCGTCCATCGTGCCCAGCATGAAGCTGGGATGCGCCAGGGCCTCGACGCAGCGCTCCTGGGACATGCCGAAGTGCCTGGACATCGAGAGCGCAACCGACCGCGGATCCCGGACGATGTAGACCGCCTTGTAGGTGAATGGCTTCGGAATGAACGGCGGAGCGCCGTCAGCCTGGCCGTTCGCGAAGTGCGTCTTCACAATGCGGGGCTTCTTCGCCATCGACATCGCGCAGAGAAGCGCTGCCGGACGTAGCAGGAATGCCTCGGTTTCGCTCAGCTTGTGAACGGAAATCGGCGAGACGGCCTGGTAAATGCACCGGGCAGAGTCGCCGATCGACACCCGCATATCGTTGATATCAAGATGCCCGTTAGTACGGTAAGCCTCCAGGAGGCAGCGCATCCATGTGTTGCCAGATTTCGGGTAGGAGGCGAGCCATATGAAGCCGCCATCCTGGTTCACGTTGTCGGCGTTCCTGCCGGGACAGTGACGACCAACGATGTCAGCTGAACCGTGTCGGTGGTCGCAATGGTGTTATCGGCCATCGTGACATCGGGCGTACCGGTCGTATTGATGCCCAGCGTGAACACCAGCGTACCGGCGGTCTTCGCCGTGTAGAAGCCGAGGCGCGTTGCCGTGCCTGCGGTTGGGCTGGTGTCTTCCGGGGTAGGCGTTACGTCCAGCGTGATTGCGCCAGCCGCTGCCGTGCCGAAAGCCGGGTTAGCCAGCGCTACTTTTGCGTAGGTCTGGGTCTGGGCCGTGTTCTGAAAACGTGCATAACCGGCTGCGCCGACGCCCGCGTCAATCGCGTCCGCCATGCTGTTCCGGACACTCGTTAGGTTGATCTGCATCAGATTCCTCCACCTGAATATCGGTGACCTCAAATTCACCTTTCACGTTACCGTCCTTGTCGATGATACGGATCGTTCCTTTCGCCGAATACACCTGCGGGCTTACCCGCGTAACAGGACCCTTCTTGCTCAATGTTAACCCTTCACCGGCTCAAAAGTCGCGCCGGTCATGTCACCGCGAGAGTCTCGCTCAACTGATAGCTTGTACGCAACCGGCTTTTTGGTCGCCTGCTTCGCCGCAGCGACCTTCACATCCGGAAATTTCAGCTCCTTGATCGACTTGCTGACCGCGTCAGCAACCACCGTGCCGATCGACTGTACGTCGACCTGGGCCGCCGGCTGGGCTGCCATGCCTTCGATCCGCTCCAGGAGCTTGGCGTTCTCTTCCTGCATCGACAGCAGGACGCCGTTCATCGACCGAATGGCCTCGGCGAACGTCTCTCGATTGCTGCCATTAGCCAGGGCCTGGACCTCTTTACGCATCTTCGTCAGCTTGCTCATCGATTCCATCCACAAGTTCCTTCAAGCCGCTCTCGAGCATGTCGCGCTCGATACCCTTAGCCTCGGTTGCCTCCATGATCTGCGCCGTCTCGGCACGAGTCTTAATGGCCTGGGAGCCGATAAGCTCGACCTCGGCATCTGTCTTCCGATCCTCGCGATCATTCTCAAGCCGCAGCTTGACGATCTCGGTGCGCAATTTCTCGTTCTCCGCGGCGTACTTGTCCTCGCGCTCCTGGGCCTTCTCCTGGAGCTTCATCATTTCCATCTGAGCGTCGATCTGCTGCTTCTGGGCCTGCAGCTGGATCTTTGCCTGGTTGATCTCGTTTCGGGCCGCATCCAGCTCCTGGCGGCGAGCCTCGAGCTGCATCTGCTGCTTCTGCAGCTCGTCCTGCTCACTCGGCGGCGGCGGTGCCGGCTTGTCACCAGGATCCGTGAAGAACACGCCAGGCGTCTTGTAGTTCGCGTTCTTCACGATCTCCGCGGCGGTGTTGAAGATGTTCTTCGGCGTTACCGTCAGGTTCATGCCGCCGGCCTGGACCATCATCGACTGCTTCTCCCAGATCGTTTCCAGGTGCAGCAGGTTCTGCTCCCTGGTGCCGATGCCCAGGCCGATATTCGCCGTCATGTCGAACCGGGTGCGCCACTCCTGCGGATTGACCTGGACGTAGCTGCCCCGCAGCTTGACGATCTCAGCATCCTGCTGGTGCTTCAGGACCAGCTCGTGCATGTGCAGGAACAGCGTCTTGATACCCGTCTCGGCGAAGATTCTCGCGACCAGCTCGATCTTCATCTTGCTCATGTCGCTCGAGGCGGCCAGGACCGACTGCTGAATGTGCTTCAGCGCTTCCGGGTTCAATCCCTCAGAGTCCGACGACACCCCGGTGCGATCGCGCTTCACCTTGTCGAAATACTGCAGCATCGGGAAGGACTCTGCCGCAGTAAACGGCACGGTCATCGGCGTGTAGGATTCCTGGACCGGGCGGCGGAATGTCGTCACGGCGCCGACACGGCGAGTGAGCAGCGCATCCATCGTTCCCTCGCCGATACCCTGCTCCCAGAGTCCGTGGCCCGGGTTATTGGTGTGGTAGAGGTTGTCCAGGATCTGGCGGACCAGGGTGCTGGTGATCAGCTGCGAGTCCATGACCTTCTCGGCCACGGCCATGCCGATATGCTTGTGCGGAAGCGGTGCGCCACAGAGTGCGTGGAACGGTTGGCGATCGCAGTCGTTGATCTCGAGCTTCTCGCCGTTCGCGATGTAGATCTGCTTCAGCTCGGCGCGACCGTCGCCGTCCTGGTCGACCTTCATGTAGACCTCGGACAGCAGGATGTCATCCTGGCTCTTGTCGACGTTCTCACCGTGGCCGACCGTCTGGTCGTCGCTCTTGTCCTTGCGCGCCTGCGTCTCTGTCGACTCGATCGACTTGAACTCTGCCGGCAAGTCATTCACGAGCTTCTTGTCAAAGCCCATCTCGATCAGCGTTCCGCGCTTCACGTAACGCTCGTGCGCGATCATCCTGGCACTGCTGGGGTCCAGGCGGTTCGCGTCATTGGAGATGCGCAGCTCATCCGGCGGCACGTTCTCGACAGCGACCTTGCCGCGTTTCCGGATCCGGCGAAACTTCACATCGTAGACAGAGCCAACGACCAGCTCGCCGGTATCGTCTACGAACTCGCCAGGGCGCTCCTCACGCTCGATCGGCTCCAACTCCTCGTCCTCCAGGAGTGCGATCAATTCGATCTCTGACAGGCCCTGGTAGCGCTCAAACGATACTCGCTCAGCATCATCCCAGAAGCACTTCACATAGCCGTTCTTCTGAAGCAGTGCGTCGAACGTCCAGAAGAACATGATCTCGAATGCCGGGTTGCGCTTGAAGAACAGGTACGAGATGTAATCGGATTCCTGCTCGGCCTGGGCTTCGTCCTGGATGTCGTAGCCGTCAAATGCGACCAGGTTGTCCTGGGAAGTGAACAGCCGCATCAGCGAGGGCATGATGCCGTCGACGACCTCCATCACATCGGAGGTGACAGCCTTCGACAAGTCGTCCTGCTCATTACCGAACGGCTTGCGCAGGTAGTAGTTGTAAGCCTCGGCTCTTTCGTTGGATATGTCGCCGCCGGGTGACCCCATAGCGGCCTCGAGTTCGCCCCTTGCGAGGTCCACTACTTGCTGGTCGGATAGCTTCGCCATTAAACGATCGCCAATTTAGGATGGTTTCGCCGGTGGAGTTTACCGAAAGATTCCGCTTGTGCGTAGTTAATCCTTTGGATCGCATGCCGGGTCGCACTCATCAGCGGGAACCCGTGTACCGGAATCGAACTGCCGTCCTTGTGATAATCCTTGTACTCGCGCAACCACTCGCCCAGGCGCTTCTCGACTTTGAGGCGATTGGTCTTCAGGTACTTCGTAACGTCTTTCGTCCAGACCGCGATGTCCGCGGGAGTGTCGACGCAGTGATCTGGCAACACGTTGATGCCGGCATTCAGGAACTCGTCGGCGAAGCTCTTATCCTTCTTCGCCCAGGCTAGCGGGATGTGACGGCCTCGAGCGGCAATCCCGTCGGTCATCACGAGCATGATCTCGTTGCGGAATAGCGCTACGTCGTAGAGGTGCGCGACACCGGTCATGTCGTCGTAGCCGAACCAGACCGCACCCAGGGTGCCGTCATCCTCGCAGTGGAAAGCGGCGATGCGCTTCCAGGTCGGCTCGATCATACCTTCGCGCCCTGGGACCTGGCCTTGTCCAGGGCAATGGCAGCCTTCATCCGGTTTGCGCGTTTCTCGCCGTATTTCTCCCGAACGACCCGCACCCGATCGGGCTCGTAGCGGTTCACCTCTCTGAAAGCGTTGTCGCGCAAGGCTTTCGAGCGTTCAGGATCTATCGGTGTTTTTTTGGTCATAAAGGGTTGACATTAGGACCCAGAGGGACTAACCTGCACTCACTGATTCGGCAAACGTACCACACACCAAAGGACACTAACATGATCACACAGGACATCGTCAACAAGGCCCGCGCCAGCGAATACATCTGGGCTGGCTACGGGGCGAAGGCTGACTGGCTGCAGTTCGCCGGCGTAGTCGCAGAGATCGACGGCAGGAAACGCGGCATCGAAGTCGAGCTTCGCCTGGTCGGCAACAAGGGCAACGGCGACATCAGCGTTGTCAGGACTACCTTCTTCCGCGGCAGCCTGCGCATCAGCCGGGCCGAAGCCGAGAAGATCCTGGCAGAAACCAACAACTGGGAGTGGAACTGACATGTTTGTAGAACGGCAACGGAAAGACCTGGGCGACCGTGTTCGCGTTAGCGCGGACACGCTGGAAGCAGAGCTTCACAAGGCTCTGCGCCGGGCGCGGGCCGCCGAACAGGCGATCGCTCGCATTCGGCGCAGCCCGGCCAGCGAGAGCAACGTCCAGCATGCGCTGGATCAGTATGACGAGGTTCAGAAATGAGCCTGCTCGGATTTTCATTACCCAGGCGCGAGCCGCCTGACGCGACCTGCAGAGACTGCGGCGCCGATTTCTACTCGCAGTGGGCCTGGCACGATCACGAGGACAACGCGACCTGCCCGAACTGCGACTCAACCCGCATCACTTACCACCCGCCCGAAGAGGACCGATACGATGACTGAAGGACAAAACAAATTGCTGGCCGACGCCGAAACCTGGATGGAGGTCGGCCCCGTCGAGATGGCCCGCCAGCTCAACACGCCCTACTCGACGTACAAGAAATGGCGCAACGAATCGCGCCCGATGCCTGGCATCGCGGTTCGCTGCCTGGAGCTGACACTGCAGCTGAAGGGCGTCCCTGAGTGGATGAAGAACACCGCGGAGGCAAATCATGAAAACGCCTGAAGAGAAGATCGAGCTGGGCAAGATCGTCGGCCATCAGATCGCATTCCCGCATGCGGAGACGTTCGACGACCTGTTCTCTCTGACCGCGCCAGAGCCCGGTGACAAGGTGATCGGCGAACTGGTGCTGTCGCCTTACTGCCAGCGCAGAACGCGCCAGAACGGCTACCAGGCGCTCTCAGTGCGCGCTCACGGGCCTGTCGAAAACTGGCTGGTCGAGAACACGATCGGCGGCAGGATGGTCTTCCAGCTGATCGATCGCGGCGACAACGAAACCCTGGTCACGGCAGTCTACGACCAGATCATCGGCAGCCGCTGGCTGGGATTCATCCGAACGGACTCGATTCCTGAGGAGGCGCGCATCAAGTCACCCGTCAACGGCATGTGAAGTCAGGCGCTCGCCGCCTGTAAATCCTCCAGGAAGTCGGCAGGGTCTACCTGGTAGACCTTGCCGAGCTTCAGGTCCTCCTCCTGGACCGCCGCGGCCATCGCCAGGGCCACCATCCCGTCAATCCTTCCCCTGGACCGCTTCTTGTCCAGTTTCCGGTTCCCCGCCTCATCCGACTTCACTACCGCGTTCGCTGCGCACATATTCAGCACCGGGTGTGACTGGTGCCGGCCACGCTCGTTCAACAGAACACCCTCCAGGGTGCGGAGCGCCGGCGACATCGAGACGAACCCCTGGCCGAAGTCAACGAATCGATCGTCGACGAACGCCTCCGACAGGCCGGCATCGATCAGCCAGGGCCGGAGGTGCCGCATGTTCCATCGGTCGAAAGCGATCTTCCGGATGTCATGATCCAGGAACTGCTGCCGCAGGAACTTGGCGACATCCCTGTACTCGATGCTGGCGCCGTCTGTGAGCTGAATCAGGCCCTGTTCGGCCCATCGGTCATAGGGAACCCGGTCCATGCGCGATCGCTCCTTCAGGTCCTTCTCAGGCAGCCAGAAGGTCGGCTTGATGCTGACAGCGTCGTTCATCGTCGACACCAGGACGAACGCGGTCAGGTCGTTGCAGTCCGAGAGGTCCAGGCCGCCGTAGCAGACCCCGAACCCTTCATGCTCGGCAGAGTTCGCATCCCAGACCTTCTTCGTCACAAACGGGCTCGAGGTTTCCACGCGCTGGTTCAGAATCAGGTTGCGGTACGGCGCCTCCCTGGACGGCATGCGCTTGGCGCGATCGGCCATCTTCAGCAGGACCCGGGTGTTCTGGAAAATGCCGAACGCGGGATTCGCCATCTTGATCGTCTCTTCGGCGAACGGGTCGCGAGTCTCGACGACCTGGCCCTGCTCGTC